CCGCAGGGAGGAGGGTCCCCTCCATAACGCGCCACTTCCCCGGCTGGTCCAGGTCGACGCCGTTCAGGCTGTACTCGCTACTCATGCCACCATCCTAGATGCTCGATGCGAGACGGATGCCGTCGGCCACGTCATCGCGGGTCTTCGAATCCCGCTGCGCCTGTGGGTAGTTGTTCACGATCGTCACCGAGCCGCCCGGACGCCGCCCCTGATCGCCCTGGAGAGTGGAGGATGCGATCGCGTTAAGACGATCCTTGGAGGGCTTCGTCTTCTCGAACGAGGTAGACACGGACGCTGCAATATGCGGGGCCACGTCCTTCTGAAGGTCCTCCGTGAACCCCTGGAGGGACTTACGCACAGCCCCATACTGAGACTCAAGCCCGTTGATGAAGCCCTGCATAACCAGCTGACCAGCATCCTTCAGGATCACGCGGTCAACGGGAGCTGGCCCCTTCCATGACGGGAGATACGAAGTCAGTGACGAGAGCTTGTTCTGGACTGCCGAGAACATGGAGCTGAGGCCGTTAATGAAGCCCTGAATCACGTTCCTACCGGCATTCCATAGCCAGGACCCGGCGCCGGCGAAGACGTTCCGAATACTGTTGGGAATGTTGCGCACAGTGTTCAGCATGTTATTCGTCCACGACACCACCGTGCTCACAATCCCACTCCACATGGAGGAGGTGATGCTCATGACAGCCGACCAGCCGTTGCTGATGAGGCTGCGGACCCAGCTGATGGCACTGGAGACCGTGGAGGCGATCGAGTTCCACACGCCCTTGATGGTGTTCCACACGGAGTGCCAGGCCGCGGAGGACATCGACATGATGCTGTTGCCGAAGATACCGAACTGCCCCTTGATGAGGTTCCAGATACCCTCACCAATCGTCTTGATTCCATTCCAGGCCCCAGACCAGTCACCCTTGATGACAGCCATCACGGTCTGGAGGACACCCTTGATGATCTGGATGGCGCCCGTCACCGTAGACATGATCCCATTCCAGGACGCCATCACGAGAGGCATGAGCCACTGCATGACCTTCCCCACCAGCTGGATCGCCGGGATCAGGGCGGACGCCAACTGCTGAACCAAAGCAACGATCGGCGGCAGAATCTGCGGCAGGTACTCAGAGATGATCGGAGCCAACTGGGCGATGATCTCAGAGATCACCGGCACCAGCGCCTGGATCACCGGGAGTAGGGCAGCACCCAGCTGCTCAATAACCGGGACGAGGATCGGCACCAGCTGCTGGAAGATCGGAGCCAACCCCTCCACCAGCTGCGCCACCAGGGGGGCGATAGCCTCAAGGAGAGTGCCCGCGACAGTGGCGATCGCCCCGAACGCCTCACCCAGGGCAGGCATAGCGGGAGCGAGCGCCTGCACAGCCACGAGGAGGCTGTTGAAGAAGTTCGCCAGCCCATCCTGGAACGCCGGATTCTCGAGAGCCGTAGCGAGCCCAGTGAGTGCCGTGCGGAGCGTCTCACCAATCAGGGGAAGCACCACGCCAAGGGTCGGCTCGAGGGATACGAACGCCTCACCGAGCTTACCGACCCCCTGGAACGCCGAGCTAGCGGCCCGCCCCATGGAGGAGAACAGGTTCGTGAGAGTCGCCTGGAACAGGGGGCCATTCACAGCCTTGTTCGCCTTATCCAGTGCGTCAGCAATGGAGTCAATGGGGGCAGACCCCTTCGCCATGGCGGTGAACAGGCCCCCGACGATCCCGCCCAGGTCGATCGTGATGTCTTTGAGGGTTCCGAACGCCTTCGCGGCCGCACGAATGGACTCCTCCATCTTCCCGGACGCTGCAGCCTTAGACGCCCACTGCTCGAACGAGGCCGCCAGGTTGTTGGCCCACTGGGCGATGCTAGGCAGGAACTTCGCCCCCACCTCACCCATGGTGAGGATGCCGTTCGTGAACGACTTAGCCCCCGTGGAGCCGATCGCTAGAGCCTGAGACAGGTACATGAGGGACTCATGGAACCCAGCAATGTGCCCTGTGGCCGCGCCAGCGATGGCGGCTGTCATGGACCCCAGGTTGGAGGCAATCGACTGGAGCGCCGGAGACAGCTCCTGGAGGGCGACGTTGGCGAAGTCGCGGATCGGCTGAGCAGCCTGCTCCCAGTAGGCGCCCGAGATTTGAGTCTGAAGGTTCGTGAACGCGGGACCAAGGTCCTCGAGGACAGTCTTCGCATCCTTCAAGGCGGCGATCAGAACACCGGCCCCGGCGGCGGCCGCTCCGAAGATGCCGGGTAGCGCCAAGAGCGCCGGGGTGGACTTAGCGATCCCCACAGCCAAGGACGAGAACACGCCCAGGCCGGAACCGACCACCGAGATCGCACTACCAATCAAGGTCGACACGGCACCCATCTTCACGGCGGCCGTATCCAGGTTCTTCAGGAAGTCGTTCAGGTTCCTGCCGATCGACTCGAACACGTTCCCGCCAGCGAGAGCCTTCAGCTGGGCCGCCACCCGGGCCATGGACGCCTTACCGAGGCGCACGTTAATGTCCACCCACCGAGGGTGGGTGAGGCGCCTAAGGTCGAAGCGGGCCTTACCGTCGTCAAGGTCGGCGTTGATGGTGGCCTTGCCATCGAGCTTGTTCAGCTCGTGCTTGATCTTCTTCTTCTGCTCCTCGGAGAGCTTCGCGTGCACATCCACGTCAGCCTTGAGGGCCTCGATGCGCTTCCGCAGTTCCATCGTGGCGCCAGGGTCGAGCTTCACGCCGATAGATACGTCGGCCTTCAGCTTATTCAGGCGGGCCTGGAACTGGCGGAATGACCTCTCGTTCACCGTCAGGCCGGCCTTGACATCGCCTGCGGCTCGCTCAACATCCCGCTTCAGCTTCGCAAGGTCACCGGGGCGCGTAGACAGGGTGACCGCCGTGCGGATATTGTCGAGCCTCTCCTCAAGCTTCTTCTTCTGCTCCTCCGAGAGGTTCGCGTTAACCTTAACCTCGGACTTGATCTGCTGAATCTTCTTCCGAAGAGCCTCCAGCTGGCCCGACTTAAGGTCCACCTCAGCCTTGAAGCGGACGTCCGACTTAGCGGCCTCCTCGCGGGCCTTCTTAAGGGACTCCTTGTCGAGTTTCACCTCCGCATTGAAGGTGAGGTCAAGGTCCTTGACCTGCTTCTGGATTCGCTTCAGGTCGCGGCGAAGCTTCTTAGCGAAGTCAGAAAGGTCAGGGACGACCTTAACGGAAAGCTTACCAACTGTTCCCTTACCCGCCATCCCTAACCTTCCTCACCCCAGAGCAGCAAACAGGGCAGAAACCCCAGCCGTGTCACTCGATGATACCACCGACCCAGAATCGCCCTTCGAGGGCCTCGGCATCATCTCCGAGTCCTTCAGTGATGCCTTATTGGTGGCGGACGCCTTAATCAGCAGCGCCAACCTATCCAGCGCCTCATTCAACCTCTCCGAGTCATGCGAGTAACCGAACCACTGATCTCCGCCCAGTTCGTTCGCCCGATACAGACTCCAGGGCTCGTGTGGTAGGCGCTCAAGAAGCTGACTTACGAGAGACACCCGGTAATCACCGTGGACGTCAATCCGGTACAGGGCCCAGAAGTCCGCCGCCGCGTCCGGGTGCCTCTCGAAAAAGTCATCTAGTTCTTGGCGCCTGCGGCTTCCCCCGCGTAAGCCATAACCAGGTTGATGATGTCCTCCATGTTGGAGTCGTCATAGAACTTGTCCCAGGCGTCCAGGTCGTTGATGAATCCGCCATCCTCGAGTGCCTCCATGACGTCAGCGAGGACAGCCAGGAGGTTCACTCCATCCGTGTTGTCGCCCATGAACGGCTCCAGGACGGACGTGAGTCGCATCCGCTTAGAGGGCCGCAGTGAATGCGGAGGGGCCAGCAGCTCATGCCCCGGGAGAGAGGAGAACGGGGGGAGCTTGTCGGCCTTCTTGGTAGCCACGAGAGATTCCTTCCAGTGGGGTGTTCGGGGTGTTGGGAGGGGCGCCGCCACACACCCCTATATGGCGGCGCCCCTAGTATATCGGCCGTCAGTTGACGGTGAACTGCTTGCCGTCGGAGGCGGCGACGTTATTCGTGACGATCACGTTCTGGACGCCCGTGTTCACGCCGCGAGGCACGTAGGTGGTGATCTGGGTGGAGGAGTCCTTCTCGAACGTGGCGACCACGTTGCCGAACTTCACCTCTCGGACACCATCGAAGTTGGCTCCGGCGATGACGACCTTCGCGCCGACCGCGCCGGAGGCGGGGGTCAGGGTAGTGATGGTCGGCTTCGCGGTGCCGATGCCGGTGACGGTGCGGGGCTCGAGCATCTGGACGCGCGTCTTCCCCGAGTTGGGGGACAGGAGTGTGCCAGCGATCTTGACCTCAGTGAAGTTGTCCAGGCTCAGGGACGGCATGTTACCGGCCAGGGAGACGCGGCGGAACAGGTAGCCGGAGACGATGCGTCCGTCCTCGACGACAACGAGGATGGCGCGCTCACTGGAGGCGTCGAGCTCAATGTCCCAGGCGCGCTTGGTGGCGTCGTAGGTGGAGCCGGGGAACGCCACCTTCATGACGTCCTCGCCGAGGTTGACGGCGTTGATGGTGACCTTGTTGGTGACGTCCTCGCGGGTGGAGCGGACGCCCTGACGGTCCCAGGTCCGCTTCGTGGAGGTGTCTCCACCGTCGGACTCGAACTCAATCAGGTTCTCACTGGAGGTGTCGCCCAGCCAGGTCCAGCCGTTCGCCTCCAGGGTGGTGCCGTCACCGAAGGTGTAGCCGTCGAGATTGGGGGCCTCCGTGTCAGGGGCAGCGTAGTAGACGTGCCCACGGCCCGCGATCTGAATCTTGCTGTTTCCGAGGTTAGCCATCAGGCTCCCTTCCTGGCCGTCACCTGAAGGGACGAAACCATGTTGATGTAGTCGGCAGTGGTTCCCATGTCCGTTTCCGGCGTGGGCAGCTGGGCCCACTCGAGGTAGGTGGCCCAGCCTTCGGAGGTCTCCATGCCTGACCTCCAAGCTTTCTCAATGGCCTGCACGAGCGCGTCAGAGGCGTCGGACACCTCATCCCCATCAGGCCCGGTCATGTACAGGCGTGCCCTGATCTGGGTGGCGGCGAACGTCGGCCCAGACGGGTGGACACGCGAGATTGTCATCTGGACGCGGCACACGAGCTCATTCATCGGGTCATCCACGTCACCGTGGGTGCGCCACACGATCCGAGAGAGGATCGGCCACTCCGCAGCGCCAGCGGCAGCAGCATCACGCACATACCGGTAGATGAACGGAAGAGGATTCACGTAAGCCACTAGAACCCCCCATGTGCGCTTACGACACTACGCATAATATAAGTGCCAGGAACCCACGTGCGATAGCGGGCTCCTTGGCGGCCCGAGCGACGCCCCTGGGCATCCTGATACACGTAGTGCCCGAACTCCAGGGCGGCGTCATGGTCAGTGGAGGGGGAGATGGTCCAGTCAACCTTCCCCTGCTTCATGCTGAAGGATGCAACCTGCTCTCCGGTCTGCATGTGCGCCGCAGCGGAAGCCTCAATCTCTGCGAACACCTTTGCGGCGGCGGAAGCGAACTCAGGCTGACGCGCCACCACGGCAGCAATGTCCTCGTGAACAGCCTCGTTATCGTAGACCTCGATCATCGGGACTCCGTTCCGAGCGTGTCACAACGCACAGACCAGTGGCGGGTCATCGGGGAGGCATCATAGGTGAGCGGCTCGCCCGCCTGCTGGAACGTCTTCCCCACCAGCGACTCGGGACCCTTGATGATCTTCACCCACGAGTGCGGACCACCCGGCCACTTCCTGCCAGTGCCGAACACCTTCAGTGTAGTCTCATCCGTGAGGCCACCGCGAATGACGCGGTTCTCGGTAGCCTTCAGGGCGTTACCTGCGGACGGCTGCACCAGCACCTTGTCGACCACGAAGGTCTCCCCCCGCTCGAACCGGCGCCCAGTGCGGCCCTCCTTCACGACGGCGAGCGTCACCTCCACCACGTGTGGGCCGTTCTCCAGGTAGCGCCCGCGGCGGGGCCGGAACCCTACCACAGTGTCACCTCATCCTCATCATATACGGGGTGGTCGCCAGCGAAGTCGAGGGCTGATGGGCCGCGCAGGTACGCGGGGTCCACCGTCAGGGGGCCCTCCAGGGCGCCCAGAAGGTGCGTGCGCCGCGCATACCCGTCCATCTCGGCCCCGGCTACACCCCAGCCAGAGGTTCCGGCCTGAAGGGCCCGCCAGTCACGGTCGGTGATCTCCAGAATGCCGGACGCTACAGCCTGATTCACCGAATAGGTGTACGTGCCCTCGGTCTCATACTTGTAGAGGCCGCCGCCAGGCGCCCTGAGGACACGGGAGACCGACTCGGCCTCCACCATCCGCATGATGATGGAGAAGCTGTAGTCGACGCGACACCGGTTCACAGCGTCAGGCATGCGCGACAGGATCAGGGCCTCAGCCCTATCCAGAAGAGCCTGCACCCAGACCTTCTCATCATCCTCCAGGTACCGCATAAGCGACCCCTGAACATCATCCAGTGTTGCTACCGTCACTTCTCCACCTCCTCAGGAATCCAGGCCACGGGGTGGCCGCCAGTCGAAACCAGCGGCCACCACCCGGGTCACTTGCTGGTGATCTTCACGAACGCGCGCGGGTCACGCAGAACCCAGCCGAACTGGGCCTCAGCGAGGATCGCACCCATGTTGCGGTCGAAGAGGTCCACACCACCGGCACGCTCGGTCGCCTTACGGTAGGTGATGGTCTCAACGAAGCCGAGACGCAGAGCGTCCTTGAAGTCGCCGCCGATACCAAGGAGCTTGGCGGCCGGAACCTTGGCCTTCTCGTAGCCGGAGACGGCGCGAGAGTAGGTGGCCGGGACACCCAGGACGGTACCGAACTTCGCGGTGATGTCGGGGGCCTGCTGGTAGAGCGGGCGACCCTGAGCATCCAGGGCGTTCACCAGGTTGCTGCGGAACTTCGGAGCCAGGAGGAAGTGGTCGAAACCGAACTCAGCCTCGTCAGCGTCGTCCAGCACAACCTTGTCGTAGGCGGCGGACAGCTGCTTGGTGAAGTAGCCGGTAGCGGTGGAGGCCAGGTCCAGCTCCTGCACCTTCGTGGTAGAGGTCAGGGCCTCCTTGCCGGTGATAGCAGTACCGGTGTTCGCGTCAATGCCGTGAATGACGGCGGTGTCGATGGCGCGAGCAATGGCCTCACCGAGAGCCTTCTGGATACGAGAGTACTCGCCCAGCGGGTCAGCCTTAGCGGTCTCCTCCGAGTAGAGGATCATCACGGCAGCCTTGACCGGGGTGACCGTCTTGACCTTGCTGGACAGGGTAGCGACCGGCTTCAGGCCACCCTCCTGGACGATACCAGCGGTGGGCTGGCCGACCGGGATCGGGATCGCGGTGCCGTTGATGGAGACCGGGACGCTACCGGCGAGGCCCTGAACGACAGAGCCGTTCATGGCGTTGTCCCAGATGCCCTTTACGACGGCCTTGGGAAACGCGGCCTCATTCCCGGCGTTAGCGTCGAGAATCTTGGATACTGTCTCGATCTTGGCTTCGTTGTCGGGGTTGTACGCGGG